TAACTGAGGCTAATGTACACCAGAGGGAACTTAGTCAGCACTGGGACGACAACATAACCATCCCCCTGATTAACAGGTGGGTGCATTATAACATGCAGTACAGTGCCGATCCTGGAATTAAGGGGAACTTCAAAGTAGCAGTTGGTGGCGCAACAGAGAGAATTGATAATCAGATTTTAGCGCAGGATATTGAACGTATCCTTGCCATGGCTTCCCAAAACCCTGACTATATGGTACAAATTAACGAGGCGGAAGCTTTCAGAAGATGGGTAGCCGCAACAAGGGCCGGTCCTTCTCTGTTAAGATCTACTCATGAGGTAAACAAAAAACTTCAAGAACGCCAGCAGGCTGCCGCAAATATACCACCTGATCCTCAGATGATACAGGCTGAGGCTGTTATGATGAGAGAGCAGTCCCGCCAAGAAGAGACACAGGCCAAACTTCAGATTGAGCAGCAATCTTCTGAGGTAAAACTTCAGCTTGCCCAAGCCGATCTACAGTTACGCAAGATGGAACTTCAGCTTAGAGCTGCTGAGTTACAGGCAAAGCAGACAGAAAAACAAATGGAACTTCAGATAGCCCTGCTAACCGCTCAGAATAATGATGATATGAATCTGAGAAAGATGGACTTTGATCTTAATATTGAGCAAAGCAAGCAGGATCTAACTAGAGAATTAAAGGCTATAGATCTGGAGAAATTCAACACTGAGCTGAGCGTTAAACTTTCAGAAGGAAGTGGTATCTAGTGAACATGAGGATAGATGTGGACGTAATCGAGAAGTACATACTTAGTCGGCAGGGTATAATATCTAAAAAGATAGTAACGCCTAAGCTTGATGAGGAAGCAACTGAACTTCTCAGAGGTCGCTTTGCAGAATTAATTGAATTACGTAAAGCATTAGAATCGAATTTAGCCATCCCGGAGGGACGCAATGAGTAAACCAGAACTGGATCAGAGTTATTTAGATGAATGGGAAAGACAGTTTGGGGCTAAATCCTCTTCAGCAGAAGACGAAGTAGATCCCCCTGATAATTCTATCGAAGATAGCCTTGTGCCAGAAGAACATCATCAAGATCCATCTTCGGGTGATGCTAGTGAAGAGACTGTAGAAAAGGTAGAAAATTCAGAAGAACACAAGCAAGATAACAATAGAACTAAAGACGACGAGTATAGAGAATTTGTTAATGGCCAGCCTAGTGAAGAGCTGAAGGAACAAGCTCGTAAAATTGTTCAATCACTCAAGACATCAGACGGCAGAACATCTAGCCTCCATCGCCAGCTTAACGCAAAAGACCTATTAATTCAGCAATTATATAATAGTGGGTCTAGAGCAAAGAGGGAGCATTCGGTCCCAACATCGCCACGGCAAGAAACCGCCCAGGCACAACCGCCTGAGCTACCTGATAAAGTAAAGGCGCTCAAGCAAAAAAATCCTGCTGCTGCAGAAATAATTGAACAGATTGCAAAACATCACAGCGATCTTACCAAGAAGCAGATGCAGGAACTGATCGACGAGAGATTCGGAACTATTGAGAAAGACCGTGAGGTAGCAACTAGAGTGCAGGAGTGGAATCGTCTTGAAGAGAGAGCAGCAGATTTGTTCTCTAACGACGGTCTTACTGCTGCTGAGATCGTAAGGTCTGAAGACTTTCATGCATGGCTCGCTATAAAGCGAGTAGAAGAGCCTGGAATCTACAACCTGTATACTCAAGCTAAAGATGCTGACACGGCTTTTCTTATTCTACAGAAGTATGATCAGGAATATAAAACTGCTATTGCTTCTATGGGTTCTGGTACTCAAGAAGGTCATATTCCTAAAGGAGATGAGATTCGGAGTCGTAGAGAGAGCACCAGACAGCAGGCTAGCGGAGTTAAACCTTCGCGTATTGCTAGTAAGCCTTCTGACACAAGTTCTCTTTCATACAACGAAGAATGGAATCTGCTTTGGGGTCCTAACGGTAAATACACCAAGCAGAGAAAAAGGAGTTAATATATGTCCGTTGCAACTACTTACGGTGATATTAGCCAGCGCACTGCGGTTTATGCCGAAGGCACGATGTTGGAGTACATTGAAGCGATCATTGTGCTCGACAACTTCGCCAAGGTAAAGCCACTGCCAGCTAATACGTCAGAAACTATAGCATTTCGCCGCCCAATACCTTTCCCTATCAGCCTGACTCAGCTTCAGGAAGGGGTAACGCCTGCTCCGAAGAGAATGCGTTATGAAGACGTTCAGGTTACTATGGGCCAGTACGGAGATCTTCTTGAGGTCTCGGATCGTGTTGAAGATCTTGCTGAGGACCCGGTTCTTACCGACGCGGTAGAAGCCATGTCCCGGCAGATTGGGGAAACCAAGGAACGTCTTACTTGGGCAACCATCAACGCAGGAACCAATGTCTTCTATGGCTCCACGACAGCATCGCCCACTTCACGCACTCAAGTGAACGATAAGATTAGCCTGAACATTCAGCGTCAGGTTACTAAGTCGTTGAAAAATCAGCGTGCCATGAAGATCACCCGGAAGCTGGCTGCTGGTCCGGGGTTCTCTACGGAACCTGTAGCCCCAGCATTTGTTGCTGTATGTCATTCGGACTGCGAAACCGACATCCGCAATTTGCCTGGGTTTACTCCGGCTGAAAATTACGCGACCGGTGCTCTCTTGCACGAATGGGAACTTGGCAAGAAGGAAGATGTTCGTTACATCGTCTCTCCTGTTTTGGTTCCGTGGTACGGCGCAGGCTCTACCACCCTTAATGGCATGACTGCTAGTAATGGAACTAACGTAGACGTTTATCCTATCGTTTACCTGTCTGAGAATTGCTTCGCCAGCATCCCGCTTCGCGGGCCTGGTTCGCTGTCTCCGTGGGTAGAAAATCCGGGTAAGCGCTCCAAGTCTGACCCGCTCGGTCAGCGTGGTTATGTTGGTTGGAAGATGTACTTTGCATCTCTGATCCTTAACGAAGCTTGGATCATCCGCGCCGAAGTCGGCGTAACTGACCTTTCGTAATCAAGGAGGATAAGATATGGCAACTTACACCCATCAATTTGCTGAGCACCTGACTCGTTCTGGTTTTCTCAGTGGAGCCGCTGGTATCGAGTATCGTACTGCGGAGTTTAACCTTGCTGCCGATCAGGTAGCAAACGGCAATGTGTTCGAGTTCTTCCGTCTGCCGGCAGACGCCTTGGTGGTTGGTGTATACCTCCACTCAGGCGCTTTGGATACTAATGGTACACCTACGCTGACTATTAACGTGGGACACGACGGTGACACGGACGCATTTTTAGTGGGATCTTCTGTGGTCCAGGTAGGTGGCAGTGCCGCCGCTACGGGAGGTGTTCCACTATTGCCCCGAGACCCAACCGATCCAGTGCAGAATATCAATGATCCTTGGACCATTGAGGAAGGCACTGTCATTTCGGCTCGTTTCGCAACTGCCGCCGCAACGGCGGCTGCCGGTCGTTTGGCTCTCACTGTCGGGTACATTCGTACTCGATAAAAAAGGAAAGAGGAGGGCTTCGGCCCTCCTCTAACTTCTCTCTACGTTAACGGAGAAACAGTTTAATGAAGTATGAAAGTATTGACAAGCTTTTAGAAGAGACTCACAAAGATCTTATCAGCATTGCTAACTCGGAGTTTAATCTTGGTGTATCAACCAAGTTTACCAAGAAGCAGATCGCACAGTTGATTATGAGCGCTCAGCGTACTGGTCGCGTGAATAGTGGCCCCATAGAGATTCTTCGTGGAGAAAGGGCCAGCGCTCCTGATAAGGAAGAGTTACCTAAAGGATGGTGCGTCATGCGTCTTCAGAAGTCTAAATATAATCCATCTGGGTACCCAGTGATTGTTGGGCTTCAGGGCAAGGTCACCATACTTCCAGTGGGGATCAGCTTCCGCGCACCAGAATGGATTATTGAGCATTTAAACAATGCGCTACAGCAGGAAATACGTAAGGATCAGGACCAAGATTCCGAGGATTCCGTATGGGTGCATAGCTACCCATTCACAATCCTTAAGCATAACCCAAGTGACGAATGGCCACTCATTGAGAAGATGATGAAGAAAACAATGGAAGCTATTGGGAATATGGGATTCTAAAGGGAGATAACCTTGAATTTTCTTGAAATGGTGCAAAAAGCTATACAGTGGTCTAAAGTTAGGAGTACTACTCCACAAACACTTGTTGGCGCTTCCGGTCTGGTAGAGAACATGATAGATATGGTAGCGCAGGCATGGGAGGAAATTCAGGTCGAGCGCAAGGATTGGTTTTGGAATACTGAGCAGGATGCTACTGGAATAATTGCCGAGGGAAGTGATAGGTTTTTCTTGAAGGAGGATTCTCTTACAGGAGATTCAATAAATAAAATAAGTGGCAGGGTGGTATACGACTTGGTTACTGGTGCAGCCTCGATAGAGGCTGCTTCAATAGCTACCATACAGTACAACATAAGTAGGTGTACTGTGCGTTACTCGGAAGCAGACGAGGTACTTCCAAAGAAAGAACTCACACAGGTTAAGTGGGACGCATGGCCATATCACACATCAGAGGCAAAGAAGCAAGCAGGAGCTCCTAAACTTTATTCTATAGCTCCTGATGGGAATATGGTTGTATACCCGGTACCTGATAAAAATTATAGGCTTTACTTTAGATCACCGCGAGTACCACAGGTGCTTGCTCTAGATAATGATGAGATAACAGTATTGCCAGAATGGTTGCACAAGGGAGTAGTTTGGAGAGGAGTTCTTAATTATGGTTTATCTATCCAAGACGCTAATATGATAGAAATGGCACGAGTTAGATATGCACCGTATAAGAAATGGCTTGAGAGGGATACGATGGAAATAATTACTTTGGGTAATCCTGGGACATACTGATGTTCAGAAATATCAATATGGATGCCTTCCGGCCATTTGAGAACCTTCATGTACCAGCCACTGGCGGGCTTGATATTGTATCGCCAAAAACGTTAGTAACTCCTGGAACTTTAATGGAGTGCCTTAACTACGAGGTAGTAGCGGAGCCTGGATATAAGCAATGCGATGGTATTCTACAGTACGTCGGCAAGGGGGAAGATGTTCCAAAGAGATACTTAAAAGCTAACATAGCGGGGACCTTAAATCCAGGAAGTTTTATCATTGGTGGTATATATCCTCTTGGTATAATAGGAGTTCTCAGCGTAGATGTTATAGCTAAGGTAGTTTATCTTGGAACAATATCTGAAGGACCACTTGAGATTAACTACGCTTACTTTGTTATAGTGGAAGGAGATCTCACGGAAACCAAAGATGCTTTAACTGGTGACCTTATGATATTTATTCCCCCCGCAGTAATATCGGAGTAACTTTGATGGCAGCCCAGATTGGCGATAGCTTCAACTTAGTTGATATAACAAGCAGAATTAATTTAGTTCCAAATACAACTGTGGAGCACAGCGGGAACTTTACTGACTATACTTCCATTTACACTAGCATAGCCGAGGGCTTAGCAAGCGGCAATACAAAACCGGCTGGAGCCAGAGGAGTGACAGGCTTATTCTTTTTTAATGATATTTTGTATGCAGCTTATGACGTAGGAAGCCATAGTATTTTATACAAAACATCCACGAGAGAG